AAGCTGTTAAAGAAGCCATGAAAAGAACTGAAAAAGCAAATGGAGGAATAATGAATAGAAACATGTATGCAAGAGGCGACGAAGTAGAAGAATTTCAAGAAGAGGATCTTTCTGATATTGAGTTAATGAAAGATCAAGGCATTCCATATGGAGAAGAAGTTAAGTCTCAGGATTCAGGAATCATGCAAATGGCTGATAGAGATCCTTTATTAGAAGACGAATATAATAAATATAGATTTGATATGTTAGAACAAGGTTTAGAGCCTATGGACTTTGATAGTTTCAGAAGAGAAGCTATGAGTGATCAAGCAGCAATCGATCCTAAAATTAGAATCGAAGAAGTTGTAAAAGAATTTATAAGAGAAAAAGGACGTAAACCAAATTCATTAGATGAACTAAAAGAGTTTTTTGAAATGAGAATGGGTACAGCTAAAGATCCTGGAATGGAAGTTGTTAAAGAATTAGTTGAAGATGATAAAACTAGAATTACTTTAGCTGGTGGATCTTTCCCTGATCTATCTGGTGATGGAGAAATTACACAAGAAGATATCTTAATTGGTAGAGGTGTTATCAAAAGAGATGAAAAACAATCAGGCGGTTTAGCAGCAATACTAGGAGTTTAAATTGAAACTCCACGAGTACAACGAGATGATGGCGTATCTTACGCGTCGAGAGAATTTTGCTGACGGCTCACCTCCACCAAAAAAACCTTACAGCTCAGTTCAGTTTAAAAACAAAACAGACGTTTTATTACAAGGCGTATATGGAACTGGAAAATCTTCCAACGCTTTTCTTGTAGACTTGATGCAAAAAGAATTAGATAAGGCTGTTGAAGAAGGTGTTGTTACAATGCAAGAAGGTCTTGAGTTTATTAAAAGCAGAAAAAAATTCTACGACAATTATATAAAAGAACAAAGTGAAACTACAGAAGGTCGTATTGGTTTACCACAAATAGAAGAGAGAACTGAACTTGCTGGAGCAGGATTAGCCGGTGGGCAAAAATATAAGAATATGGGTTTACTTACGACAGGACCTAATAAAGGAAAATATGTTTTTGCAAATCAAAAAGATGGAAAAAGAGTTAGAACTTATTATGACACAAAAAAAGAATTTGACGCTGCCGTTAAAAAATCAGCTACATATGTAGGGGGAGGTGCAAATCAAGATTATACAAAACAAATATCCACACCTTCAAATAAAGAATTAGAAATAACGGAAAGAGTATATGGAGAAAAATATAATAAAAAAGGTATTGAACTTTGGAAGTCTTTAAAAAGAAGTGAGAGAGCAGGTATTAGACGAGGAACAACAAAAGGTGAAGGAAAAGGACCAAAGCCTAAAGCTCCTAATCAATTAGGTAAAGAAAAATTTTTAGAATTAGCAAAAGCTAATAAAGGTAAAACATACGAAGAATTTCTTGAAGTTATTAAAGATTATAAAACTTTAAGAGGTAGTAATTTTACACAAGAAATGGTTCAAGATAGAGTAAAACAATATGGCTTAGGTGGTGGATTTTTTAAAAGAAAACCCGGAAAAGGATATGATAAAGAATCTGATGCAAAACGTATAAAAAAAAGAAAAACCAATATAGAGACAACAGCTCCTTTTAAAGCAAAAGGATCAAAAGGATTTAACTTTCACCATATTAGACAGATTGGTGGAGATGTGCCTTTAACAACTGATGACATAGCAATTCTTGATCAAAGAGTAAATTCTTCATTAGGTAGTAAATATAACAAGGATTTAAATAATATAGCAGATGAAATTACTAAAAATAATAGATTAGCTTTAGAAGCAATGAATGCTAAAGAAGAGAATAAAGCTTTTAAACTTATGCAAAAAGTTGAAGCTTTAAATAATCAAGCAGAGGGAATTGTTAAAAGAGCTATTAAAGATTTACCTGACCCTTATAAAAAAATGGTTGGGTTTAATAGATTTACCCTACCTACAGATGAATATGGATTGCCAATAGAAAAAGAACCTTATGTAATAAAAAAAGTTGGTGGAGTTGAAAGAACAAAGGGAGCAATACCTTTAGCAGATTTAACTTTAGAACAAGAAACAGCATTAAGAAAACAGATTAAGACAGATTCTTTGAAATTAGAAAAAGCCGGCGTAAAAGATAAAATACTTTCAGGAGCAGGTAAAGTTTTAAAAGGAGTTGGTAAAGTTATTAAACCAATTGGATATGCAGTAGGAACTAAAGCTTTGTTTGATGCAAGAGCCTTGGCTAAAGAACAAGGAATAGAGTTATCCAAAACAGATCAATTAATGGCTATTGATTCTGGAGATCCTTATGTAGCTTTAGATAATTATAAAAGAAGAAATGTACCTGGATATTCTGAAGAACAAGCAGGTATAACTTTAGGTAAGTTTCAAGATGATTTTACAGAAGTAGGAAAAAACTCAACATTCGGGAAATACAATGACCAAATCAAAAACATCAAGCTACCCTAAAACCTGGCTCCTGCCGCCTGAATCAGGACCCACACCACAAGGGTTGAATATTAACTATAATACTGTTAAGACAGTGAAACTGGAGAAAATAAAAAATGGCAGACAAAATAGACAAGTCCCTAAATCAAGGACCTAGAGGTAGTGCAGTAATACCGGGTGAAGAAGTATTAGAAGAAGCTGTTCAACAGGAAGTAGTAGAAGAGCAACAAGCACCAGGAGACATTGAAACAACAGAATTAGAAGATGGATCAGTACAAATAGATTTTGATCCAGCAACAGCACAGCCGGAAGGTGGTGATGAGCATTATGCTAACTTAGCAGAGTTTTTACCAGACGAAGTTTTAGATGAGATGGGTGCAGACCTTTCTCAAAAATATCAAGATTATCAAATGGGTAGAAAAGAATGGGAACGTACTTACACTCAAGGTTTAGATCTTTTAGGTTTTAAATATGATATGAGAACAGAACCTTTTCAAGGAGCTAGTGGTGCAACTCACCCAGTTCTTGCAGAAGCGGTTACTCAGTTTCAAGCGTTAGCTTACAAAGAATTATTACCAGCAGATGGACCAGTTAGAACTCAAGTGATTGGTGCACCTAACGAAGAAAAAACAAAACAAGCACAACGTGTTAAAGATTTTATGAACTACGAGCTCATGGAAAAAATGAAAGACTATGAGCCCGACTTTGATCAAATGCTATTTTATTTACCATTAGCAGGGTCAGCTTTTAAGAAAACTTATTATGATGAGTTGACTAAAAAAGCTACATCAAAGTTTGTACCGGCAGATGATTTGATTGTACCCTACACGGCTACCTCATTAGACGATGCAGAGGCAATCATCCATCGGGTAAAAATTTCTAAAAACGAATTAAGAAAACAACAAGTTGCAGGATTTTATTTAGATATTGAATTAGGTGACCCTAGACAAGTTGAAGATGATGTTGAGAAAAAAGAAAGAGAATTAGAAGGTCAGAGAAAAACTCAAGACGATGATGTATATACTCTTTTAGAATGTCATGTTAATTTAGATGTTGAAGGTTTTGAAGATCAAGATCCTCAAACAGGTGAACCATCAGGAATTAAAATTCCATACATAGTAACAGTAGATGAAGCTACAAGAAATGTTTTAGCTATTAGACGTAACTATGAAATTGGTGATCCAGATAAAAATAAAATACCATACTTTACTCATTTTAAATTTCTTCCAGGACTAGGCTTTTACGGCTTTGGTTTAATCCACATGATTGGCGGATTGAGCAGAACTGCAACTGCAGCACTCCGTCAGTTATTGGATGCAGGGACTTTATCTAACTTACCTGCTGGATTTAAAATGCGTGGTATTAGAATTAGAGATGATGCACAATCGATTCAACCAGGTGAATTTAGAGATGTAGATGCACCAGGTGGAAATTTAAAAGATTCATTTATGATGTTACCATTTAAGGAACCATCAGCTACATTACTAAACCTAATGGGTATAGTTGTTCAAGCAGGTCAAAGATTTGCATCAATTGCTGATCTACAAGTTGGTGATGGTAACCAACAAGCTGCAGTTGGAACTACAGTTGCATTACTTG